ATGGGAAAAAAAATCGTGATGCTATTCCAAGCATTCTTTCGGATGCTCTAGCAGTGTCGTTTGACAATAATATCGGTCACGATTATCTTCAAAACTATGAAGAGCGATATGAGTTTTATCACCGTAAAGAAGATAAGATCGAGTTTGATCTGGAATATTTCAACAAAATCACGAAAGGTGGTTTACCTAACAAGACTCTCAATATTGCTCTCGCTGGAACGGGTGTTGGGAAATCGTTGTTCATGTGCCATGTTGCTAGTTCCGCGTTGTTACAGGGTAGGAACGTTCTCTACATCACTCTTGAAATGGCGGAAGAACGAATTGCAGAAAGAATTGATGCGAACCTTCTCAATGTTCCGATTCAGCAATTGGTTGATCTTCCACGTTCAACATTTGAGAGTAAAGTAAATAGTATTGCAAAGAAGACTCAAGGTTCTCTTGTAATTAAAGAGTATCCCACTGCTTCTGCACACTCAGGACATTTCAAGGCACTTCTCAATGAACTTGCTCTTAAGAAATCATTCCGACCTGATATTATTTTTATTGATTACCTTAACATTTGCGCTTCCTCTAGGCACAAGGCAAATAGCTCTATCAACTCTTATTCATACATTAAGTCAATTGCAGAGGAGTTACGTGGATTGGCAGTGGAATTCAATGTTCCCATTGTCTCTGCTACCCAAACCACTAGGAGTGGTTATGGCAACTCTGATATTGAACTTACTGATACTAGCGAGTCCTTTGGTCTCCCTGCTACTGCTGATCTTATGTTTGCCCTTATTAGTACAGAAGAGTTGGAACAGTTGGGGCAAATTATGGTAAAACAATTGAAAAACCGATATAATGACCCCACTATATACAAACGTTTTATTGTGGGCATTGATCGTGCTAAAATGAGACTATACGATTGTGAACAAACTGCACAAAAAGATATACTTGACTCTGGAAACGAAGACGAGTATAATGACAACGAAGACAAGAAACCTAAAAAGTCGTTTGAAGGATTTAAATTTTAATGGAAACTAAACACGTTAATTTTGATAAATATGCTGAGTTTGTAGATGCTGTAACTTCTGACGCATCAAAAGACTTCCTTGCCCTTTCCGATCGCCTGGTTCAACTAGATGAGAAAGGTGCTAATATTGAACGTCTTCTTACTGCTTCCGTTGGCATTAATGCTGAAGGTGGTGAGTTTATGGAGATTGTGAAGAAAATGATCTTCCAAGGTAAACCTTATAATGAGGACAATCGTGAGCACCTGATTATTGAGTTGGGTGATATTATGTGGTATGTTGCTCAAGCATGTATTGCACTTGATGTCACTCTTGATGATGTAGTTGCTCGTAATGTTCAAAAACTTCTGAAGCGTTATCCTGAAGGTGCTTTTGATGTTTACTTTTCCGAAAACCGTGCTTCTGATGACCGATGACTAAAGAAAAACAAGTAACAATTAAAATGGATGTTCGTTCTGCTGCCGCAGTCCGTCAAATTTTGTTTGATGCACAAAAAGGATATACTTATGATGAGATAAGTGTTCCTCCGCGTATTATGGATATTCGCAATGTAATTTATAATATTGATGATAAAATTGGAGAAGTTGTTGATTTAGATTAAATTAAATAACCCTTCGGGGTTTTCTGGGGAATTAGTTAAACGGTATAACGGGTGCTTTGCAAGCACTTATTAGGAGTTCGATTCTCCTATTCTCCACTTTGCCCGTGTACTCCAACGGTAGAGAGGGTGGACTTAGAATCCATACAGTGGAAGTTCGAATCTTCTCACGGGCACTAAATAAAAATAAAGGTTTTAATTATGAATTCAATAATTCTAGATATTATTAATTCATTTGAAACTAAATCTAAAACAAATACGTCTAGGTATAAAGATTTTCTTTCTCACGTTTATAAAACTTTTGATGATAAGATAAACACTTGTAGGATAGAAAAGTTAAAGAATAAATATAAAAAGATAAGATTACGTGTTTTAGAATACATAATAACAAACGAAAAAGAAATAACATTTAAAATCTGTAAACGTAAGTAATGAAAAGTTTTTCTCAATTTCTACAAGAAGCATCTGTAGCAACTCTCCAGGCAAAAAGATTGGGACTTGTTGGAGATGAACATGGTGGGTGGCATAATGGGAAAACTGGAGAATTTGAAGCAAAAACTGTAGGTGGTAGATTACAGTTTTATAATAAAAGGCAAAGATTTGGGCAGCAAGATCCCAGACAAACTTCTAAAGAAAAAAATCTATCAAGGACAACTTTTCAAAATTCTCCAGTAATTGGTGAGCAAGAATTACGTGAAAAATATATTAGTGGTGAAATATTTAAAGAAGGAGATATTGTACAGAGTTTAACCACTGGTGTGACTGGAAAAATAATACGTAGGGGAACAAATCATTTAATTTGCGTAACTGAAGATAGTTCTATGTTTAAGTCTTGGATAAAAGATGTTGTTGAAGTAATTGTTTGATATTGTCTAATTAATAAATAAGTATAGAAAAAATAAATTAGAAAAAATTCCATGGCTTTAAATATAGGTGGTCCTCATCGTGGACATGCTGCGGGAGATACTGATGTTGAGAAGCAGGCATCTCAACTAGCTTCTGATGTTAAACTTAAAGTTAAAAAGAAAATGGGTTCACATACTAATATGAACCCAGCTCAAGTTGCACAAGCATATGAAAGGCAACTTGCTTCTTCTCCAGCACCATCAATGGTAAAGGCACTTGCAAGAAAAAAACTCAAGATTGGCGTATCCGAACAATATGAAATTGGTGAACTTGCAAAAAAATCTGCAGTAAATGCTTTTAATAAAGTTTTTGTTGAGGGTATTGAAAAAAAAGATGAGGATCTTGTCGAATCTCAAGCAATGGGAGAAAAAAAATATTGGATAGTTGTTACTGATAAGCAAACTGGAAATACTTATCGCCGTAGAGCAACTCGTGCGGAAATTTCAGAACTTCGCGCAAATCCAAACATTAGAAAAGTTGAAATGACTGCTTATCATCCAAAAGAAAATGATGATAAGCAAGGACAAAAAACTGCAAGAGTGAAGGCAGGTAAAGGATTAGATCCAGTTGGAAAAGAAGATCCTAAAGGAGATGTTGATAATGATGGTATTCCTGCAAGTAGAGATAAGAATGATAAGTATCTTTTAAAGCGTCGCGCCGCAGTTGGTAATGCTATTGCTTCTAGAAGCAGAGGAACTCAAAAAGAAGAGTTTTTGGGTGAGGTAAAAAAATCCAAAAAGAAATCTACAGATACAATTACTGGTGAAGGAGTTAATAACTCAAAGTATATTAATGTAAAACCAACTATGGAGCAATCTGAACCTGTAGTTGATACAAAAAAACCAGAAAATGATGAAAAGGAAAAAATTAAATTAAGACAAAAACAAGTTCAATTTGCATTAAACCGTCAACGCCAGACTATGCAATTGCAAAGATCTGGTAGACTTCCTTTGAATTATTCTGAAGATAATACTCAAGAAGGTGATGATATTCAGGAAGTTGCTCCTCCAGGATTTGAAGGAACTGTTAAAGCGATGAAGAAGTATCCCGAACTTTCCAAAGGAAAAACTTCAGAAGGTAAAGATAAAAACATTTATGCTCTTGCTTGGTTTATGAAAAATAAAGGTTACAAGAGTCATAAAACAAAAAGTGGTGCTGATAAAGAAGTTCAAAAATCACATTATGAACCAGAAGGAGAAATGATTGGTGAAGAAGAGTCTGATAGAATAAATGATAGAAGACTTGAAAGAGGTGGAGTTGGTGCTGGTAGAGGATCTACAAAACCACAAAAACCAGCAAAACCTATGAGTGATGCTGAGCGTAAATCTGCTGATGAGAGACGTAGAGAAATTTCTCGCCAAGCAATTGCTATGGTAATGGCAAAGCACGGTGGACCAAAAAACTTTATGTAATAAATAGGTTAGGATACTCTCTATACGGAGGATATTATGGGTGCAGTAGTAGCGGTGGTAAAACCACTTCTCATTTCAATTGCAACACATCCAGCAGTTAAAAATCTTGTTGTTGAACTTTTGTCTAAGTATGTAAAGTCCACTGACAATAGTATTGATGATGTAGTTCTTGAGTTGGTTAAAGAGAAACTCTTTACGCCACAAGCATGATTACTTGTTTTGTAACTAACTGGGGAGTAACAATTGCCCTTGGTCTATTACTAACTGCTTCTGAGTGGTTAGCAAAAACAAAAAGATTTGAGGAAAATGGATTACTCGATTTATTAACTAATTTTCTAAAAATAATTTTAAAGAAGGCTTATAAGTAAAGGTCTTCTTTTTTTATAAATATCAATAGAAAAAGAATTATAGGTAAAGCACATGGCTCTTTGGGGCAAAGCAGACGCTGTACATACAACTGGTACTATTATTGTAAATTTGTCTGATAAGACAATTACTGGAACTGGTACAACCTTTACTAATGCTTCAGTGGGTGATGTAATATCAATTGGTGTTGGTAATACGTTTGGTCAGGCAGTAATTTCGGGTATTACATCAAATACATTCGTTTCTATTGCATCGACACAATTTATTACTGGAATAGGAACTGTTGGTTATGGTGCATTGGTTGGTGTTGCTTATACAATCTCACAAAAACCAAAATATACATTAGAAGATGGGCAATATTTTGCCCCTGATGCAAAATCAAATAGGTACTCTGCAGTATTTGGTGTTGATCCTTACGAAACTTCAGTTGCTCGCACCACAACAGTTGGTGGAAAAGCAGGAGCATATGGTGTTGCTCACGCTGGTTGGGTAGGAATAACAACTTATGTAGACGCCCAAGGTAATTTTCGAGTTAAATCTGAAGTTCTTGTTGCAATGAGTGGAATTAGTTCTGGAACTCCTTCTGCAGGAACTTATGGTGATGCTGCTGATGATACTAGACTTCCCGACAGCTGATAATATATGAGATTTGATGAATTGAATAGTGATAATTATTTACTATTTGCTATAAAATTTTATAATAATCCACAATCAGTCACAAAAGAAGACTTTGAGGAAGATTTGAAGAGAATTAAATATGTTAAAAGATTATTGAATAGGTATAAAAAAACTGGGGTTTTAAAGACTCATTTAATTCTTAATCATCTTATAATTCTGTTTAATGTTTTTGAAGATGCTACTATACCACTACTTTTTTATAATTTAGACTCTGAGTTGTGGCCATCTTTAAAAAGTTTTTTATTATTTTTAAATAGATTTCCACACTATCCTAAATCTACTCTTTGTGATATTCAAGAAGATAATAATTGTTTAAATCTTTTGCAAAAAATATAATGGACATCAATAAAATTATTTTTATCGTTCGTTCTTTAAAAGAAGAAGCAATGACTCTTGGTTCTGGTTCAATTGCGGGCACTAAAGAAGCAGGTGATGATCCTCCAGTTGATTTGAGAAAAGATAAAAGAAGAAATTGGAATCCATTTTTTAAAGATCTTGCAAGAATACAAAGAAGAAAACCTCCAAAAATTTAAGTAAAATGTTTTCCCAAGAATCAAAACTAGCGGTTCTTGAATCTAAACTCGGCATTTATGAAGATCTTTCCCGCGAGATGTTATCAAAATTAGAAGCAGCGGTCGATAAGATCTCTGAAGGTAATTCACGTATTGCTACAATTCTTGCAAAACATGATGAGAGAATAGAGCAAAGTATGAAAAATGATGCACTTCTTGTTAAGATGATAGACGAAATGAAAGAGGATAATGATAAAGAACATAAAGGAATAGAAGAAAGATTTAATAAAATTGATGAAAAAATAGAAGATCTTAAAAAATTTAGATGGCAAATTGGAGGAGTTCTTGCATTTGTGATAGTGATCATTGGAGTTGTAAATGCATTTGTTCCCAAGTTATTGACTTCTCAACCGCAGCAGGTTATAATAGAACGCACAAAATGATTCTCTTGTAATGGATTTGATTGATTCCAAGTATATTGGATTAGTTTCGTCACGCCTACAAAAATTCAAGAGGGTCAAAGCGGATCTCTACAACTTTCGCTGCCCTATTTGTGGAGACTCTCAAAAGAATAAGAATAAAACCAGAGGATACATTTATCCAGTAAAGAATAATACTAACTTTAAGTGTCATAATTGTGGAGCAAGTTTATCCTTTAATAATTTTCTCAAAGAGATAGACCCAATTCTTCATAAACAATATACTTTGGAAAAGTTTAAAGAAGGACATACTGGCAAAAACTTTGTGGTTGAGGAACCTAAGTTTGAGTTTGCAAAACCAGTGTTTAAAAAGAAACTGGATTTGCCAAAAGCATCGGAAATTCCTATCGCCAAAGAATATCTTGAAAAAAGAAAACTGAATCCAGAAAAGTTTTATTATGCTCACAAATTTAAAGAGTGGACAAATACTCAAAAACAAACTTTTAACAACCTTTTTAAAGATGAATGTCGTATTATTATACCAATGCATGACCCTGAAAATAATTTGATTGGTTTTCAAGGAAGAGCACTCGGTCCTTCTCCAAATAAATACATCACTGTTATGCTTTCTGATGATGTACCGAAAATTTATGGTCTTGATCAAGTGGATTCTTCGAAATCCATTTACATTGTTGAAGGACCCTTCGACTCCACGTTTGTACAAAATGCTGTTGCTATGTGTGGGTCCGACGTTGATATTCGGTCGTTTGGTTGGAGCGATTATATTTACGTTTTTGATAACGAACCTCGCAATCGAGAAATCGTCAACCGAATATCAAAAACCATCAATAGAGGAGACAAAGTGATTATTTGGCCAACAAGTATCCAGCAAAAAGATATTAATGATATGGTGCTCGCTGGACTTAATGTTATGGATGTGTTAAAATCAAGTACATACACAGGCTTAGAAGCAAAAATTAAGTTTAACAATTGGAAGAAAATATGAGCAACGGAACGAAAGTCGTTAAAAGAAATGGTAAAACAGAACCTCTTGATCTCAATAAACTCCACGTTATGGTGGAAGAAGCTTGCAAAGATCTAGCTGGTGTATCAGCATCTCAAGTAGAGATGCAATCTGGCATTCAATTTTATAATGGAATCACTACTGCCGAGATTCAAGAGATTTTGATTCGTTCGGCTTCTGATTTGATCGATCTGGATCACCCCAACTATCAATTTGTCGCCGCTCGACTGCTTCTGTTTGCCCTTCGTAAGCAGTTATTTGGTCGTATGCACGAATATCCCACAGTCAAACAGCACGTTCTTCGTGCCGTTGGTAGAGGTGTTTATGACCCAGAAATTCTTGATCTGTATACTGATGAAGAATTTGATAAACTTGAATCGTTCATTGATCATAGTCGCGACTATTTGTTCACTTATGCTGGTCTTAGGCAAGTCGTGGATAAGTATCTTGTGCAAGATAGAAGTTCTGGTGAACTTTACGAAACTCCCCAATTGATGTATCTTTTGATTGCGGCAACTATTTTTTCCAAGTATCCAAAGGAAACTCGTTTAGATTACGTTAAAAAATACTACGATGCAATCTCAAAGCACAAAATCAACATTCCTACCCCCATTATGGCAGGCGTTAGGACACCACTTAGACAATACGCTAGTTGTGTTCTTGTTGATGTTGATGACACCCTCGATAGTATCTTTACTAGCGATATGGCTATTGGCAGATACGTTGCACAAAGGGCGGGAATCGGCATCAACGCAGGTCGAATCCGTGGCATCAACAGTAAAATCAGAGGTGGAGAAGTTCAGCATACAGGCGTTGTCCCATTCCTCAAAAAGTTTGAAGCAACTGTCAGATGCTGTACTCAAAATGGCATCCGTGGTGGATCAGCAACTGTCCACTTTCCAATCTGGCACCAAGAGATAGAGGATATCCTAGTATTAAAAAATAACAAAGGAACCGAAGATAACCGTGTTCGTAAGTTAGACTATAGTATCCAAATTTCCAAACTGTTCTATGAACGATTCATCAAGAACGAAGAAGTTTCACTCTTCTCACCACACGCAGTTCCTGGTCTGTATGATGCTTTTGGAACTGATGCTTTTGACGAGTTGTATGTTCGTTATGAACGAGATGAGTCTATTCCAAGAAAGACTATCGGAGCTCAAGAACTCTTTCTGGACCTCCTGAAAGAACGTGCAGAAACGGGTCGTATTTACATTATGAATATTGACCATTGCAATTCCCACTCATCCTTTATCGATAAGGTTGAGATGAGTAATCTTTGTGTTGCTGGTGATACTTTGATTTCAATTAGACACAATTTAAATGATTATTCTGACGAATCAATTTCTAGGGACACCATTGATAAAACAACTGTTATTGAAATTAAAGATCTTGAAAAATTTAGTAATAACTTATTTGTCAATGATCTAAAAGTTCTTTCTTATAACACTGAAACTGGTAAAGAAGAGTGGGCACTTATTACAGCATTTACCCAAACTTCACCAAAAGCAAAAGTAATGAAAATTACTGATGAAGAAAGTGGTAAGAGTATTGTTGTGACACCAGAGCACAAAGTATTCACCAAAAATCGTGGATATGTGATGGCAAAAGATTTGGTTGAAACTGATGAATTGGTAATTAATTAACACAATAGGAAGTGTAATTTCTATATTTTATAAATAGTTATAAGATTACATTTCCTATAATGAAAACATATATTGTTTATAAGATTACCAATAAAAAAAACGGAAAACCTTATATAGGAAAAACTGAATACTCTTTGGAGCATCGTTGGAATCGTCATTTATCGTCAGCAAGAAATGGTTCAAAATTTAGATTTCATTCTGCAATTAGAAAATATGGTGAAGATTGTTGGGACTTATCTGTGATTGAAACTTACCAAACTGAAGATGAAAACTTTATTAATGAAAAGGAAACCCACTTCATTAAACTCTTTGAAAGTGATACAAAAGGTTATAATGCTACTTCAGGTGGTACTGGTGGATGGATTCTTCCAAGATGCTCACAGGAGGTTCAGGAAGAGTGGAGAAATGGTATTTCCATAAGAACTACTGGTTATAATAATCCAAACTATTCTGGATACACTGATGAGGAACTTATAGAAGTAGGTGTAAAGTTTGCTAAAAAATATGGATTTATTGGTGGAAGACAAAGAATAGTTGAGTTTGCTATTAATGAATTGAATATTAAGTTTCCAAAACATTTTTCTAAAAATAGATTCGGTGGGAAACATAAAAACTTTTATAAATCTATTGAAGAACAAACTGGATTGGTGTATAATCCTTATTATAGAGACGAAACTCAAAGAAAACTTGCTAAACAACTTTTAGAACAAAATAGGAGAAAAAAATGTTAAAGATTGAATATCTTGAAGAAGAAATCCCAGTTTATGATATTACTGTAGAAGGAACTCATAATTTCTTTGCAAATGATATTCTAGTTCATAATTGTCAAGAGATTACTCTTCCCACAAAACCTTTACAACACATTGATGATCCTGATGGTGAAATTGCTCTTTGCATCCTTTCTGCTATTAACATTGGTAAAATCAGGGATCTTGAAGATCTTGAAGTTCTTTGCGATCTTGCTGTTAGGAGTCTCGATGAACTTATTGATTTTCAAGGATATCCCGTCAAAGCAGCAGAAATTGCCACCAGAGCACGTCGTTCACTTGGAATAGGATATATTGGTCTTGCTCATTACCTTGCTAAGAATAATGAGAACTATGACAATCCTAGAGCATGGCAACTTGTTCATGATTTAACTGAGGCATTCCAATATTATTTGATTCAAGCAACAGTTAATCTCGCAAAAGAAAAAGGTGCGTGTGAATATTCACATCGTACTAAGTATGGACAAGGAATTCTTCCTATCGATACATACAAAAAAGATGTTGATGAAATTGTTCCAAACGAGTTAAAGTATGATTGGGATAGTCTTAGGGAGCAGGTTAAACAGTATGGTGTACGGAACTCAACATTGTCCGCACAGATGCCATCGGAGAGCAGTTCCGTTGTGTCAAACGCAACCAATGGAATCGAACCTCCTCGCGGATACTTGTCCATTAAGAAGTCGAAGAAGGGACCACTCAAACAGATTGTTCCCCAGTATGCAACTCTTAAGAATGCTTATACGCTTCTTTGGGATATGCCTAGCAATCGTGGGTATATTCATATTGTTGCTGTTATGCAAAAATTCTTTGATCAAGCGATTTCTGGAAACTGGTCATATAATCCAGAAAATTATCCCGATAATGAAGTTCCTACTTCAATAATGGCGCAGGACCTTCTGACTACATATAAGTATGGTTGGAAAACCAGTTACTATCAAAATACTTATGACCATAAGACTGATGAGGTTGAAGAAACCAAACAGTCTCTTGAAAATTTAATTTCCGATATTCTAGAATCAGAGGAGGAAGATTGTGAGTCTTGTAAGATTTAAAACAGGTTTGGAGGAAAAACCAATGGTCGAATCAATGACCGTTTTTAATCCTCAGGAAGTTGACACCAAAAAACAACCAATGTTTTTTGGACAACCACTAGGAATACAAAGATATGATTCTTACAAGTATCCAATTTTTGATAAACTAACAACACAGCAACTGGGTTACTTCTGGAGACCCGAAGAGGTTTCTCTTCAAAAAGATCGTAGCGATTATCATATGCTACGCCCAGAACAAAAACACATCTTCACCAGCAACCTGAAGTATCAGGTAATGTTGGACTCCGTTCAGGGTCGTGGACCTGGTATGGCATTTGCCCCATACTGTTCACTTCCCGAACTGGAAGCGTGTATGAAGGTCTGGGAGTTTATGGAGATGATCCACTCCCGTTCATACACTTATATCATCAAGAACGTCTATTCAGACCCATCTGAAGTTTTCGATACGATTCTAAAAGAGGATCGTATCATGGAACGTGCCGTGAGTGTAACTCAGGCATACAACGATTTCATTAATAGTGCTCAGCATTATGGTTCAACTAATGAATGGCTTCATGCGTTAGAACAAGTACCATACGCACAAGAGGCAAGGTATGAACTCAAGAGAAAACTATTCAGAGCAGTTGCAAACGTTAATATTCTTGAAGGTATTCGCTTTTACGTCAGCTTCGCTTGTAGTTTTGCGTTTGGCGAACTCAAGCTTATGGAAGGAAGTGCAAAAATCATCTCACTAATTTCTCGTGATGAGAACCAGCACCTGGTCATTACTCAAAACATTCTAAACAAATGGAAAGAGGGTGATGATCCTGATATGGCACGTATCTCTAAAGAAGAAGAACAATGGTTCTACAAGACTTTTGAGAATGCTGTCAATCAGGAAAAACTTTGGGCAGAGTATCTGTTCAAAGATGGTTCGATGATCGGTCTCAATGACAAACTGTTACAGCAGTATGTTGAATGGATTGCAAACCGTAGAATGAAGGCGATCGGACTCAAACCACTTTATGATATTTCTGCAAAGAATAATCCACTTCCTTGGACTGAGCATTGGATTTCTTCTAAAGGTCTTCAAGTTGCTCCGCAGGAAACGGAAGTTGAATCATACATAGTAGGTGGAATTAAACAAGATGTCACAAAAGACTCCTTCGCAGGATTCCAACTCTGATTGGAATCTTGAAGAAATAAAAAAAGCGTATAAAGAAGCAGCAGAATCAGATCGTTTTTTATTTGGTGATTTTGATTATTCTTACGTTTGGAAAAATACTGAAAGTAATGACGTTTCCTGAGGGTCCATTAGTGGACCCTTTTTTTATAAATAACTAAAAAGTAATTTGTAAAACAAATGTTATTACCATCACAGCATAGAGAACTTACTGAAACTTACAAACAACTTTATCTTGGTGAAGTTGATGACATCACAGATGTGATGATTGAGGAAGTTGTAGAAGAAATTATAGAAGAATGTGTAGAGTTTGGATATGATTTAGACGAAGCCGTTGAATCTGTAGAAGAAGCAGCAACCGAATATTTGATGGAACTCAATCCATATGCTCCAGCGGGTTCCAAGGAAGCAAGAGCATATCAAAAATCAACTAGTTCCACAAAGCGTGGAGAAGCACGTAAAGCTGCAGTAAAAGGCGCTGTAGAGCGTGTAAAGGCAAAGGCAAAGGGTGCAGTTGCTGCCGCTGGAATTGCTGGTTCCATCGCTAAGGATGAGGTAAGAAGAGCAGGACGTGGCGCTGCCCATGCCGCCACAAAGGCAGCAGGAGCGGTTTCTGCCGCCGCTAGTGCAAAGAAGGCAGAAGTTAAACAGGGCATTAAAAAATTGCTTGGAAGGGGTCTCCGTGCCGCTTCAGGCGCCGCTGGTGCAGTTGCTCAAAAGGCACGTAAAGCAGGTGCTGCTGCTGGTAAAGCTGCTGAAAGACTTGGTGAAGAGAGAGATCTCTTTGATTATATTCTTGAGCATCTTGTATCCGAAGGATATGCTGATACTAATGAGAATGCTTTAGTTATTATGGCGAATATGAGTGAAGAGTGGAGACAGAGTATTGTTGAAGATTCTGCCGCATATGCAGCTAGAATTGCTGCAAATAATAAAAAGTATGATGCTGCACGTAAAAGAGCAGCACAGAGAGCACAGGCAAGAAATGATGCTAGAGATAGAGGACAAACTGGTTCAGTTCCTGGCGTTGGATATGTAACACCAAGAAGAGAAAGAACAACCTACACAGATGCTGCAGGCACTGAAAGACATCATTCTGGTGCAAAAGCAAAGTGATATAAAACTTAAATAATACTTTGTGGGGGGTTGACAAACCCCCCTTTTTATTGCTAGAATATGTTTGCTAAGGTTGAAAGATAAATAATAGCTCTTAAAGATTATTATATGAGCTATGAGAACCCTTGGATATATCTTGAAGAAGTTTTTGACTCTGATCATATTCAAGATAATTTTGGTTTTGTATATCTCATATCTTGTGATAAAACTAATCGCAAATACTGGGGTAGAAAATATTTTTGGTCTTTTAGAACTCCTCCAGGTAAAAAGAGAAGAGTAAAGCAAGAATCTGATTGGAAAAAGTATTATGGTTCTTGTCCAGAATTAAAAGAAGATATTAAAAAATATGGTAAAGAATGTTTTCAAAGGGAAATAATTAGTCTTCATAAATCAAAAGCTGATTGTAATTATGAAGAAACAAAGCAACTTTTCCTAAATAATGTGTTGAAAGAGTCTCTTGACGATGGAACACCAGCGTTCTATAATAGCAATATTCTAGGCCGCTATTTGCGAAAAGATTATGGAAACTTTGGAAAAAACTCTTCGTGAGACTCACGATTGGGCAATTGATCGTATTCATACTTTATCTGAAAAAGATATTGATGATGCCCGGGCAATTCAATCAGAATTTAGTGAATGGTTGAATCCAGATATTGTAGATCATGATATCTATTCATTAGAGTACATAGGAGAGAATAATGACCTTAGATCTTCATAATTTTTTCAAATATTATGATGATGGTAACGCAAACCATGTTGCAGCAGTTCAATGGTTGGAAGATAATCTTCCTGCTCAATTTCTCGATGATTCTGAAACAGAATGGATTGGAATTTTTAGAACTAAACCACCTACACCAGAAGTTCTAGCAGTTCCATATTTCAATCAAGTAGACAACTATAGAGATGCACATAGAACCTGTAATAGTTCGTCATGTG